AGATATTGTAAAAAAGACGATAAGGATTATCAATCGAAATTTTTTCTAAAGTATCCGTATCAAAGATGTGAAATCCTCTTGTATCATTCACATCATTCCAGAACATCTCATAAGGATTTCCCAAATAGAATACTGTTCCGTTATTAGAGCGAGTGTGATAATGTCCTGAAAACACTAGTTTAAAACGATCAAACAAAGAACTATCCAACCCATGATCCATAATGACTTGTTTATTCACTCTAAAACCATGAAGTTCAAGATGCCCCATAGCAACTTTTACTTTAGTTTTTTGAATAAGTTTTAAAGTCTCTGCTTCATTTTCTTGATTAATCCAAGGAATAAAAAGAACTTTGAGTTTATCTAGGTTAAGTTCAGTTGGTTTAGAATAAACAGTCACATTATTATACTCACGAAGTAACAAATCTACGGCATTTACTTCATTTGTATTTTTATAGTAAGCAGTATGGTTTCCAACAATCGTATGAACTTGAATCCCCATGCTCTGAAGACGATCATAGTAATTATTTTTAGCCCAAGAAAGAGCAGAAAAATCAATACCTTTACGACTATCAAAAGTATCACCCATATCAATGATCGTAGTAATTCCCTCCTTCTCTAAGGTAGGAAAAAATACATCATTATAAAACTTCAGGAAGTAATCATGAAAAAGTTTAGAGTTCTTTCTTGCTCCGAAGTGCTGGTCAGTAATGATAGCGACTTTCATTCAATATCGAAGTTTGGAATAGACAGCATCCTTAATTGAATTATAGTCTGAAGAATTGGATCCGTCAAGTCCATCATCGCAAAATACTTCATTAAATCCAGTTTTTTCAAGAATTTTATTCTTGATTTCTAGTTGGCGTTTCTCTCTTTGAATTCTGCGAAGAAAAGCATAATGAATAATCTGCGTAAAGTAAGCAAAAGGATTTTGAGATTTATTTGGGTCAAAATTATTAATATATTGTACACAATTTTCAATACCATCGCAAATCATATCATCCTTGAACATATAATTCACAAAGTTTGGTTTAAAAGACAAATGAGTTGCGATCTTCAAAAAACACTCACCAAGGTAGTTTGTAATTCTTGGTTTTGGTTCACCTCTAATTTGAGCAATCTCAACCAACTCTTTGTAATGAATTATAGCAGCAAGAAATTCTTTGTTGTTGACGTAGTGCTCGGACCTTTTTCTTTTGGTCATAATCGTCGTTGTTATCATTAATTACTCTAATCTAATATGTAGGTATTATAACAATTAAATAAAAAATTGACAAGCACCAAAAATACCTATAGAATACCTTTGTTGGGTTTGAAGAAAAGGCTTTAGATATCTTTATAGAGTTTTTCTAAAGATTTTTTTGCTTCATCTACATTAGAAAGATATCCCATATTACGATCTAATTTAATTTTATGTGATTTTGATTTTTCAACTTTTCTAATGTAACCATGATAGATTGTAATCATTTCATCGTCTACTGATTCGGACATCGTAAGAACATTTTCGAGATCTATTACAAACATATCATCTGAACTTGTTTTTAACCAAGGTTCTACTTTGTACCCAGAGGAACCATATTTTGTTTTTATTTCTGATATTGTCACAGGGCTTGAGACAATGAGTATTGTCTTATCCTCTTCCTCGGAGACAGAAACTTTACAAAATATTTCTTCCCCTGTCTTTAATTTTATTGTTGCATAAAAGTCATCTTCCATCATTTTTCTAACTTAACTGTTATGAATTCGTAATTGAAATTTTCTTCATTGTAAATTTTAATTCTCTCTATTAAATGATTAAGTGTATAATTTTTTTTATTTTTACTAAGTATTTCATCTGCTATGTCGTAGAGAATTGCTCCTCTTTTGTTTTTTCCTTTACGAAGAACCCTTCCAATTGATTGTAAATTTCTAACTCTTGATTTGCTTGGAGAGGCAAACACAACATTATGTAAGTTTTTTATATTAATACCAGTACTAAATGTTCCATAAGAAGCTACTATAATCGCATCATTCTCTCTTTCAGTTATACTACGAACCAATTCTCTCTCTTCAGCATCAACACCACCATGAACAAAAAATATTTTACGGTTTTTGTCTACTTGATTATTTATCATTTCGTATAGATTAGCTCCATGAGTTTCAACTCTACTATAAAGAATTAAAGTATTTCCCTTTAAATCTAATGCAAGATTACGAATAAATTTATTTCTTCTATCATGCTGAATTAAATACTGGATTTCATCTTCATAAGTTTCAAACTTTTTATCTTTATGTTTAAGTAAAAGAACTTTAATATCAAGTTTAGAAAGATGTCCCTTCTCCATTAACTCATGTGTTCGTGTAATCTTATATGATGGACCAAATAATCCCTCTAATACCCACTTATGCGTTTGTGTTCCATCAAGAGTTCCAGTAAATCCAAAACGATACTTAGCATGATGCAGTTTAGTCATAATAGATATTAATGACTTTGATTTAAATAAATGTGCCTCATCTCCGATTATAACTTCAAAATTTTCAAAGAATGATTTTTCTAATTTGTAAATAGATTGCCAGGTTGTAATTGTAACAGGTTGTTCATTTGATTTTTCACGACCAGAATATATCTTATGGCAATAGTTTTCAACATCCCATCCGTATTCTTCAAAGTCCTTATACATCTGTTCTACCAGTGATGTTGTGGGGACAACTAGAAGTATTTTTTTATTTTTATCTGTATAATAACGAACTAATGAATAGATCATTAAACTTTTACCAGAACCAGTTGGACTGATTAAGAGTTTTCTGTTATGCTTCAGTGCATCATAAACTCCATCAATTTGATAATCTCTCGGTGAAAGATTGCAAATTGAGTTAATATAATCTTTAGTTCCCTCTAGTGATATAAATTCATTTACCTCAAAAGGTAGTCCGTAGAATTTATTATCCTCAAACTCATAAGTGTAATTATATTGATTAGCAAGAGAAATAACTTTGTCAAGGAGACCTGTGTATATTTCTCCAGTGTGTGTGGATAAAAGTTTTATTTCTCCATTCCAATATTTGCTTCTGTATTGAGGCATAAATTTTGCTCCAGGCACTTCAAAGGTAAAGTGTGGGGCAAATTCATATAAAATATGTGGATCGCAAATTAATTTAATATAAACTTCGTTCTTCTTCGCAATTTTAATATCAGCCATAACCACTTACGAATTTTCTAAACTCAATGGCATTTTTTATTTGAAAAGTTCTATTTTGAACTACTTTTAAAATGCTCTCTAAGTAATTTATAAGGGTTTCATAATACTCAATTTTAAGTGTGGCTTTAGATAATAACTCGTCAGAGTCCAAATATTTTTGAAGTGTTTCTTTATCTCTTATCTTTTTTGGAAAAGGGTGTTCCACATACACTTCAGGATCTGCTTTTCCACTATAGTATTCATATCTCTCATGAAGAATGTTTTTCCACTTTTGTTCAGCATTCTTTTTTAAAAGATTATTTGTATTATACAACTCAAAGTATTTTGCATGAAGTTGTGGAATTCTTAACGATTCATCATCTAAACGATCAGGGTCTATGACAGAATCTTTCTGCCACATTTCCTGAATCAATTCTAAATTCATACTCGATTACCAAACATATCTTCTATATCAAATATAGTATACTTGAAACTTACATCTGCTGTAAAGTAGTTAATATCTGTTTGTGTTGCATCAAAGGTTAATGTTGATAAAGTGGTTGGGAACATATTGTAAAATTTAACATTAAATCTTGGTAACTGATTACTATTCAAAATTTGAAGAGTTCCATCTGAGTAATATTGAATATCACTATTTTTTACAGTATTTGGATGATACTCATCTTTTTCTTTTAAATCATAAATTTCTTGAAGACTTTCTGGATATCCCAAACCTCTCATCCAATTATGAATTTCTAGATAGTTTTTTAAATCTTCATCTATTAGAAATCTCATGGAAAAATCTTCATACTGAAGTTTATCTCCAGGAACATCAATGTCTTTTAGATAAGTTGGTTGAACGGCAGATCCTAAAGAAATTGATGGAATATTTGCTTCGTTACAAAAAAAATCAACTTGGGGAAACTCTGCTAAAATAAATTTAAATCCTACAGGAGAAAGAAAGTTTCTATTTTCAAGTTGCTTATCAAAAACTCTATTTGTCTTTGCCATTTTTTTTAAATATTTAGATAAAAAAAGGGGTCCTTTTGGACCCCCTTGAAACTATGTGAAATGGATCACATGAGGTTTGCAACAGAAACTCTTCTGTAGTAACGGTTGCTATTGACATCAAGACCAGGTGAGGTAAGGGTGCTGGTTCCTTGTGAGAATGGGTTAGCAACGATACCATAACGGGTCTTAAAGCCGATCTTGGG